GTGAACTGCTTGATCGACTGCGACATGTTGATTTCGTCGAAACCAAGCACGCCGGTGCCCATCAGGCCGTTCTTGAACTGCTTGCTGATGGTGTCGGTCGGGTTGAAGAGGCCCTTCATGCCTTCGACCAGACCAGCGTTAGCAGCCGGGTTAACGGTTGCGTAGCGCGGCGACATCACAGCGGCGTTTTCGTTCAGCTTCTGCTGGGCGGCCAGCAGGACAGCCGAAGTAGCCGGCGTGGTGCCCGGGGTGCCGACCGAGTTACCGATGGTCTTGAACGCGTTGGCAACGTCCGCGTCAATCGACGAGGCAAGCTGCGAGATACGCGGCTTCAGAACGCGCTCGGCGAAGTCGTCGAGCTGCATGGTCAGTTCGGCGGTGGTGAAGTTCACGCCGATGTGCTTCTGCGAAGCAACGGTCAGGGTGGTGAACTGTTCGTTGTCGTCCTGAACCTGCAGGGCGGCACCGTCGGTGACGAGAGCGCGGTCCGGCAGGCGGATGCGCAGGGTCGAACCGATCTTGGCGCCTTCGACGGCGAAGCTGTCGTCGTACTGGCGGTTCACGTTGCGGGTGAGCACGAGGTTGTTCTCGAGGATTTCGAGAGCCTTCCGCGTGATCATGTCGATAGTAAGAATGCTGTTGGACATGGTGGTAATCCCAAATTAGCGGTTGCGTTGTGCCTCGTACTTCTTGATCTGCCGCAGCCGTTCCGCTTCGATCCATTCCGACGTGCTCATCGACTTGGTCGAACGAGGGTCGGTGGTGTCAAACGCGGGCGAACCAGTGGTCCGGGCGGTGACAGGAGCAATCGGTGCCGGGGCGTTGGAGGTTTTCTTGACCGGAGGAGCAGCACCAAGCTGCGCTTCGATCTTTCCAATTTCCCGAGCCTGCAAGATCGGGTCCAGTCGCGAAATGCGTGCGGCATCCTTCGGATTGCTCCCGAGGTGGTAAAGCACGTCGGGTCCGATGTCAGACGCTTGGATAGCCCTAGCCATCGCTTCCGTGACGGGGAGATCGGGGTTGTAGGCGACCATTTCGAAGTCGTCATACTTGTCCCGAGCCGCCTCTTCGCGGTCGTGATAGGCGTCAAGCAATGCGCGCTGCTGGAGTTCCGCTTCGCGGCGTGCCAGCAGTTCCTCGGCCTTACGCTCTGCTAACGCATCGGCGTAATCCTCGTAGGTCTCAAACTGCTCTGGGGCCAGATCGACCGGCTGCTGCCGGGCTTGCTGTTCCGCGAGCCTTTGAGCCTGTTCGCGCTCCCACTTGCGCTGCTCTCTTGCAAGACGCTTGCCAACAATGGCGTCCAATTCTTCTTGCGTGAAGGTCTTGGTCGCTTCCTGTTCGACAGGCTGCTCTTCCGGCGTTTCGTTTTCTACAGGCTCGACTGCTGCCGTGGCTTCGAGTTCTGGCGCGGGCACTTCCGCTAGTTCAGGAGCATTATCGCTCATTTGGTTTTGACCCTTTCAAGTCACCTGATGTTCCGCATCAGTACGGTTAAAGGCCAGACTACATCATTTGTTGCAGGCTGGCAATCTTGGTTACACACGGACAAATTGAATTGACTGTATGAATATGTCGTCCGTGGTCGTTGCGCGGGTAAAATAAGCGCCAAACAAATTGCTGACCGCTGGAGCAGCTACCGTGGCGACTAGTGTGGTCGTGTAGCTTGGTGTTAGCGCCACAGGAGTAAGAGGTCCGCCCCCAGCAAAACCGACTGCGTAAGAGGCATTCAGCGTTTCAGATGCAGGCGAACGCGCCGTGATGTAGATTTCGTAATTCACGCCGACTTCAAGTGGGTGCAAAACAGTTGCGCTTACTTTAGGCAGCATGATGTGCATCGGCGATTTGGCGCCGGTCATGGTCGGCTTAATGACAATTGAGTCACTTCCGTTATATCCACATTCGTACCCGGCATCATTGACCGCATTACCTGCGTTATTAACAATGTTGGATGCCGTAAGCGTAACGCCAGACTGGTTAACATTAGGAGCGTCTGTGTTGCGAAACTTATTGTAATGCAACGAAGACGGAATGGTTATGTCATAATCTGCGTTATGCGTGTTGTTATAGATCGGCTTGAAATAGTCGCCTTCAATTTTTAGAAGTATACCTTCAGCGGCGGGTACGCCGGTCGTCCCTACGTCATACAGCTTTACGCTGCGGGCCGGATTGTTTCCGTCAAGATAATAAATAAAGTCAGAATAGTTGGAATGCCCATCAATGCGGTTGTCTTGGCATACGATGCTTAATGGCGATCCGGGTACGTTAGGGCCATATTGCGGGCACCCCACATTGGTCATGTCAATTGCGCCAGATGCGACAGCAGCCGCCGACTGTTCAATGTAGTTGTCGTAAATGCGAATATGGCGCGAACAACTTTTAATATGCGTTGCCGCGGCGCCTGAAATCAAAATATCGTTGTTCTCAATATGATTTTGAGAACCAAACGTGCCGGTGCTAATTTCAAGGATTTGATAGCTGGCAGCGCTTCTGAAGCGGTTCAGCACTACGCGGCCAATATCGCAGCCTTGCATCATAAGATTGATGTCAAACTCTAATACTCTGCAGTTTTCAATCAGATGGCCGAACACCTTGCTCATAGAAATGCCGGTGCCTACACCAAACGAACGCGCGGCTAACGTGCAGCTTCGGATTACCGGCTTTTTAATAAACGGTGTCGGCCCAATTTCAGCAATAGCTTTGGTTTCGTCGTTCAGGCGGATTGGGTAGTCCGCTGAAAGACGCAAGTTTTCAATCGTTACGCCGTCAATTTCTTGGTACGGAGCCGTAACGTCTTGCACCATCTTGAAAATGCCACCGCCGACAGCGGTATTAGTGATGACTGTGCTGTCGCTAAATTCGCCTCCGTTTGAGCCAAAAACGTGTTGGCCCGGACGCAATTGAATTGCGGTTGTAACCTTATACTGCCCTTCCGGCACCCACACTTCTAGGTTTGCTGCAACAGCAGCGACAAATGCCGCAGTGCTATCCGCAACGCCAGTCGGATCAGCTCCGTAATCCAGCACGTTAGCTGGAGCGGAAGTAATCATCGAGTAAGTGACTTTGGTCAGAGACATAACTGTCAGCCTTATTTAGAAAACGCCTGCAATTCAGCGTTGGTTAGCCGTTGCGGGTAATAATTTAATTTGCGTATATGCCCGTCCAGATAAAAAATTCCGGAAAGATTGCCTAAGTCAAGCCGGTTAACCGAGGGCACAGAGCCAGAACTATCAGTAAGAGGCGTCAAGCTGTTTACACTGGCTGCAAAACTATTTGCTTTATACCCAAGCGCAATTTTAGCCGTTGCGCCTGCCGTATAGACTCCAGTTTGCGCTAAGTCTGCTTGGCTGACGCCGCCTACAGCTACAGACCCTATCCATAGATTATTAAACGCCGCCACATTGATAGTGTTGGATGTAGCGCCGTCATTAGCCGAAAGAACCCAATAAAGCAGTGACCCGCTAGGCGGGCTAAACGAACTAGCCTCGACCACAAAAGCGCCTTCGCTGGCATTATACCAACTGCTGAAGTTGGTGCCGGTCATTTGCACAACATCAGCGTTGCGCGTTAGGCTGCTCGTGGTCGTGGGGATGTAGCTGGTGGCGAAAGAACCTGCTTCAAGCTGTGCGCCCCAGATAAACCCGGTCCGTCCGTTGGTAACGAATAGAGACCCGTCAGCGTCTGTGAACGTAGCAAACAGCGTAAAGGCGGTGGTAGACCGCGTGGTAAACGTCACCGAGCAGCGGTACCAATCCTGCCCATAGTTTTCGATCTTGGCCGAAACATTGACGTACCCTGCGTTTACAAGCGCAGTGGAGCCGACAGTACCGTTTGCCAAATTAAACCAATACCGATTGCCGTCTGTCCCGTCAAACACAGTGATATTGGCAAACGTCGCGGTATCTTTTTTGAAAAAACACGTCAAGGTATACGCCGTGTTCGCCAACAGCGTAGCCGTTTGCCGCGAAAAAGCGCCAAACCCGCCGCTTGTCACCGTAAAAGTATCTGCATTAGTACCGCCGTCTGGGGAAGTGACGGTGTCGGGTGTGATGCTGTTGGTGCCAACAGTCCACGGCGAAGTGTTAAACGCGGCGGATTGCAAAAACAGATTTTGGCGCGCTTCTTCAATCAGCAAGCCTTTGCAGACTTTGGTGACGGGATCAAAATCAAACCGCGGAAGGTCTGCATTTACAGTTTCAATAAACCCGCTGCTGTTAACACGCGTAGCTGTATTGAGCGCGCGCGTTACTGTCACTCGTGGATCGAGCGTGGCGGTGGTAAAATCCAACGCAAGGCGCGGGAGCACTCGTTCCGTAGCGGTAGGGCTATACGCTGGTGTGATCAAGGCGCTATACCCCCGGCTGAATTGGAATGGAGTAGTCTATGAAGGTCGGTTTAGCGTACCCGCTAAAATTATACGCAAAACCAGCGGTATTAGTCAGCACAAGATCGTAATTTCCGTTAAAATTAATTGCGCTAGTAACGCTTAAATTGGCGGGTTTGTTGCCGGTGATGTACACATCGCCGCCGCGCATAAGAACGCGCAGACCTACCCGCGTTGTGCCGTTCTCAAAAATTAAAACGTCGACGGCAACGATATTAGGCGCTTTGGCTTCGCAAAGAATGGTCGCGCTTGCACCTTGATTAATGGAAAAGTTTGTTAGTTCGGTTTCTTCGTCCTCGATAAACCGAACTTGGCCAGTCCCGCTTTGCGACCATTTAGTTGTAAAATTGCCCGCGTAGTTATCGACATTAACAAAGCTATTAGTTGCTTCAACGCCGAGCGTGACGACTGCGTAGGAACGCAGCGTACCCATAGAAATGCGGGAGTTTGTAGCGACCAGACCCTTGGCGCAGTTAGATGCGATAAATAGCGCGCCGATAGATGCTTGGCAATTTTCAAGCTCCATCACATTGGTGGAAATGTTTTCGCCGTATGCTTGGTCAACCGACAAAACGGTAAGGTTATAGTCGGCACCGCCAATTTGCCACCCAGCAACTGACTGGTTGGAACTGTCGCAACTCGTAAACGTAATGGTCACGCCGGCCACCTTGAAACCGACTAGGCCGCCGTTTGCAACACAATTATTAAAAATAATTACGTTGTTGAAAAAGCCGTTGGGGCCAAGATCATTAAGAATGAACGGCGGCGAAGAGGTTATGTTGGTGTAATCAAAAGCGTAATCGCAGTTGTGAAAACGTACAAACTCGAGATAGGCGTATACGGTTTTTTGGTGCCGTATGCCGTATTGAAATCCTTCGCCCGCAATGTTCTTAAATATCGTAAAAGTGCCGTTAGTGGCGTAAAAAGCCGTTTCAGCCGACCCGCCAGATGAGTTAAGAACCGAAAAGTTTTCAAACTGCTTAACTGCGTCATTGTTGCCGCCAACTTTTTCAAACAGCTTTGCGGAAGTTTGCGTTAGCGCAAACACGGTGCCGATTGCGTAAAGATTATCAACGCCGTCACCAAAAAGATGCAGCGGCTTATCGCCGTCATAAGTAAGCCCCGTAACGGCATAAACGCCCGCTGGTGCGTAGAGAGAGTTTCCGTCTGTTTGGGCGTAATCAATAGCAGCTTGAATGGCCGTTGTATCGTCAGCCACGCCATCGCCGACAGCGCCGAAGTCTTTGACCGAGACGTACTGAGCCAGCTTGTCTTGCACGTTTGTAGCAACGCCGCCAGTAAACGGCGGGTCATAAGCCACAATGTCGGCGTTGACAGCGCCGGTGGTGGTCTGGACTGCGGTGGTGAACTTGACTTCGGCACCGACATGCAGCCCCGACGTGAACGTCACGGTGTTGCTGTCCGTCTCCAGATAGCTGTCGCCGACATACTGGTTCACACCGTCGATGTAGACGGACAGCGAGTTGGTGCCGGGCGTGTAGTTAATCGTCGAGAGGTTGAACACGGTCTGGCCGGCAGTGGCCGTGATGACCTCTTCCTGCACCGTGTAGTTGACGAAGTTCGAGTTGACGCCCGTGATGTTGTCGTAAGACCCGATCAGGATGCCGTTCGAGGTTTCGATGACGAACTTGTAGACCAGACCATCGGTCAGCCAAATCTCGCCGCCCGGCACGCGGCCGGCGCTGTCCAGCACAATTGGATTGCTGTGCGGCGTGACGCCAGCAGCGCTGGTGTACGTGGCCTGCGGCGTGGTCGTGCCAGCCGCATAGGTGTAAATCTTACCCCCGGACAGGATAACGCCGTTGTTATCGAAGAACTGCGCTGCGTAACCGCCAATAGGGGAAGGATTAACCGACATGTTTAGACCCCGAGATTGCCAGCCGCGACAAAGGTGTTGGCGACAGGACAGATAAGCGAAATGACGGCATACTGGCCCATGGTGCTGAACAGCGACGAGTAAGACACCAGCGTCTGCCCGTTAGCTGCCACAGTGACCTTACCGGCGCCGCCCTGAATGATCGTCACGTTAAAGCCAGCGCCAAGACCGGCAGCGCAGTTGATCGTCGTAGCCGAGCCGTTGGTGCAGTAGATGACCTTGCCGTTGTCGGTAGCCGACAGCGTGCGAGTGGTCGTGCTTTCCGTGACGATAACACCAGTCAGCATCTGCTGAACGGTGACCTTCTTGGTCGTTGAAGACTGAACCGCCGGCAATTCTTCGGTCAGTGCAAGCGGCGTAGTAACCGCTGGAAGCTGGGAAATCTTAAGGTCAGCCATGGGTTACTCCAAAAGCAAAAGACCCCCGTCCTCTTGGACGAGGTTATCGCCGTTTTCGGCAAGCAGATTGTTCTGAACGGTCGCGCTGGCGTAGCCGGACAAGAAGCTGATGATGCTTCCTAGCCCGAGGGCGATACCGTTACGGAGCGCGCCGCCGAACCCCACGGCTTAGTTCCGATTGATCGGCTTGGCGTAGATCGTTCCGCCAGTAGACACCTGAATGGCGCTAACACGCCACGGTGCGCCCGAGGTGTTAGTCGGCAGCACGAACGGGATCGGCGTGAACGGCGGGATCGGCGTGCTGGCAGTGGTCGCCACGGCGCCGACGCCGACTTCGACGTAACACGGCTGGTCCGACCAAACCACAACGCCCTGCGGGCCCGGGTTCCAAGCGGTCGTGTTGCCGGCGGTGCCGGTGTAGGATGCGGTATAGGCCGGGAAGTCAGCCTTGCTGCAAGGATTAAGCAGTTCCATAAGTCAGCCTCACGCCAAAAATTTCAGTTTGTAGAGCGTAGTGTAATACAGCCCAAAAATCTCGTCGATGATATTCTGGAGCGGGGTGCACTCCTTATCGACGACCTTATACCGCATTTCCTCAAGGTCGTCCACTTGACCTTCAAGGAACTCGACGATGTTGCTGGTTTTCTTGGCCGACATCAGCGAAATCGGCCCAATCAGGCCATATTTGCCCTGATAGGCTTCCGCGAACTTGTCCGCCAAGTCGATAATTCCGTCGTAAAACTCGTTCAAAGCGACGTGCTTGGCGTAGCTACGCGTGTTGAGGTGCGCGGAATGGGCGACATCCCGCGCCAGAAACATCATTCCGACAAAATCCGCGCACTTCATTCCATCATTCCTTCTTCGGGCTGTTCTGGGGCCATTTCGGGCATTTCAGGCTGTTCTGGCGCCATCTCGGGCGCTTCCGGTGCTTCGCCCGGCTCTTCCATCTCAGGCATCTCACGCATCTCAGGCGCGCCGCCGATCAGGTCGCCCGTGTCGAGCGCAGCCGCGATGGTACCCATGACGATGTCCTGAATTTGCTCGGGCGTCATCGACTGCTGGACGGCGCTGATGCGCTTGGTTTCGGCGTTGTAAGCCTCGATTTCGGCCTTGTAGCGGTCGATTTCGACCTTCTGCTGCTCGGTGCTGTCTTGGATATTTTCCATAATATCCGTGACGCGGTTGAGCTCCATCGTGAGCGCTTCGATCTGCTGCTGCGCGGCCATGACTTCGGGCGACTGATCGCCGTCCGACAGCACCTTGGGATCGAGAATTTTCTTGAAGCGCTTGGCCATCTCCTGCGCGCCCGGCCAGTCCATGTTCTTGATGAACAGGTCGCCGGCCACAGTCCAAAGCTGCGGGTTGGTCTGCAAAATCTGGCTCATGGCGTCGAGGGCTTCCTGACGCTTGGTCATGTAGCCCGGGCCCGTGGTAACCATCACGTCGTAGGTGCCGACGCTCGGATTGTAGATTTTCTCGATCAGCGCGCCCATCTGGTCACGCACTTCGCGGACCGGCTCGGACTGCGTCGGGTCGATCTTGGCCATCTGCACTTCGCCGTCCACGCCGATGATGCGGGCGATGCGCTGGGTGTCGTAAATCTTCGGGATGATGTCGACCAACTGGCGCGTTACGTAGCGGATCGCGCGGGCGAGGTTATCGACGTAGTGGTAGGTGCCGACATCACCCTGCTTCTCACGGGCGACGATAGCCTTAGCCGAGCGCTCGTTGCCCTGCTGGCCGAGGCTGGCGTCATACTGGCCGGTGGTAGCCTTGATGTCCTCGCCAGCGCCCATCTTGGCTTGAATAAGACCCGTCTGGGGCAGCGGCGGGGCTGCACGCTGCGGCAGCGGCAGGATGTTGCCCGCGCCGTCCGTAACGTCAGGATTGACCTCAAGATACGGCCAGTTGGTCGTATTGGCGGTCTTCCACTGCATTTCGTAGCCTTCGAACTGGCCACCATAGCCAATGAAGGGCGCCTTGGGGGCCAGCGCGAGCATTTCTGCCTCTTGGCTGGTCCAATAGTTGTACATGCGCTGCGCGTCCTTGGCGTTGCGCACGAGGCCCGAGATGTAAATCTGGCCCTGAACCTCAAACTCGTTGCCGATCACGCGGACCACAGGGATGTATTTGCCCGGCCACTCGCGCTCGTCGAGCACGTCATAGCCGTTGGTCTTCATCCACATGACCTTCTTGCGGTCAACTTCACGCTTGCGGATCGGCTGGCCGTACTGAGCGGCGAGCAGCTTGTCTTGCGGGCTGCCCTTCCACGCGGTCAGGTTGCCCGGGTAGAGGTGCAGCGTCTCGCGCTTGTACTTGTAGTAGAAATACTCCGCGATGCGGATTGTGTCCTGATCGAGCCATGCCGACATGCTCTCGTCGCCCACAGCCGTGGCGAGGATCGACGAGATGGGCGACGCGTCCGGAAACGCGCGCTCGTACTCGGCCTTGGTCATGTCCTGCGTGACGAAGCACCACTGGGCGTCAGCACCGCACGGGTCTTGGATCGTCGGGTCCATATAGACCGAGAACGCGTTGCGCACCCGCATGATGCGCACGTCCTGATCGAACGTCTCTTCGTTGCAGTACTCGGTGATGAGGCGGATGTAGCCCTCGCCGTAGGTCACCTGATTGTCGCAGGCCGTGTCGTAGGCCACGTCGGCGTCCGACATGTACTCGATGTGGCGCACGATGCCGTCGTAGATTTCCGCCACCTCCACGTCGGCGTTGTCATCGACCGGGATGACTTTGCCCGACGGGCGGTTCTGGCGCTGCTCGTTGGTGACCTGACGGACGTGCTGCGGCAGCTTGTTGATCGTCAGGCACGGCCGCGCGTTGATGGTCTGGCCCTGCACTGCACCGCGGGTCGCCAGCACGTCGGCTGGCCACTGCCACTGGTTGTCGGGCGAGCCTGCCATGAAGCGCAGGTCGTCCAGTTCGTCTTCACGGCTGTCCGAGTAGGCCGCCATCGCCATCTTAAGGC